GACTTCAGAATTAGCACTATTTTTTGCATCCCATTCAATAGTACCCAGCAGGTCATTATAAGACACTTGAGAATTACTAAATAATGTAAGGTCAGGAGTAGTTCTACTATCTATCGACCCTACATTCGAAGAACTATTAGTAGTTTCAATAACAAAATTATTGTTAGTTGCCTGTCCTGTTTTAAAACGATACCCAAGAGCACCGTCTACAGTAACTATACTATTAGCATCTATAGATATTGTTGCAGCTTTAGTAGCATCATCTTCTTTTTCAATAGTAACAGTACCTGCTTTTAATTTAATATCTCCACCAGATTCATAGGTTGTTAAAAGAACATTATTTATACCTTGAAAAGTAGAAGTACCAGCACCGTCTAAAGTAATAAGAGGCTGTAGCATGTTACCTGAAGTGTAACCTTCAGAATTTACAAAGAACCTTACTTTACCTGAAGAATTAGTTTCCGTTGTAGAATAGCTTGTATTTGATTCTGTAACTATTCTAAGCTCTGGCCTAACAGTACTAGTACTATTACCATTACTAGCAATTGATTCTATAACTATTTCACCACACTTATCGCCAGCACTAAAAGTTTCAAATTTCCTAGCTATAGTTAAAAATGGATGACCCGCATTTTGTGAAGTAGTATCGTTGTCTGTTATAAAAACACCATTATTTCTACTATTTCCAGCGTTTAATTCAATACCAGTCAAACTACTAATTTTATAGTTAGGACTATAGGCTCCACCCGATGGATGACTAACATTGGACCACGGACTTGTAGTCTGGTCGTCATACAGCGTATGTGTTACGGTATCTCCACCACTTCCATTTTTAAATAATACAGTGTTGGTTTCAGAATCTAGTACAACAGCACCTGAAGAGTTTACTGTAAAGTCTCCTGTCACAACCATGTCAGTAACATTATTAAGTGTTGATTCAAGACTAAAAGTAGTTCCTGTTAAATCGAGATCCGTACCAGCCGTATAGGTAGTGTCAGTTACAGTAACATTAAAAGTTGTACCATCTAAAGTCAAACCTGTTCCAGCAGTATATGTAGTATTTGTATCTGTTATGGTAACATTAAAAGTAGTACCGTCTAAAGTTAAACCTGTACCAGCAGTATATGTAGTGTTATCATTAGTATCCGTGGCATTAAGAGTTGTACCAGTAATAGCTAAGTTTGTACCCATAGTAAGCCAATCAAACTTACTTGCACTATCATCCCAAAATGCAACACGATCCGCACTGGGATCAGCTAAATCTTCTATCCCTAAGTGGGACAAAGCAACACCATCTGAAGTAACCGCAATACCTGTGTGTGGGTCTACCGTAAGCGTTCGTGTTGCTGTTATATTACCGCCACCTGTTAAGCCATTACCTGCCGTAATAGTTACACCGCTGTGGCCTATGTGTTCATCAGCAACAAAGTTACTTAATGAATCATGGTCTATGTTACTATCGTCGGATGTAATAGTTATGGTATTAGAAGTAGCACTAGTAGATATGCCTGTACCGCCTGCTATAGTAAGTGTTTCACTGTCTAAGTCAATAGCTATTGTACCACTATCCGTAGTAACGTCTAAGTCTTCTGCAGTTATCTGTGCATCTACGTATGCTTTAATAGCCTTTGCAGAAGCTAAGGTAGTGTCTGTTCCTGCAACAGAGGCTAAGTCTGTGTCTACAGCAGTAACGGCAGTGCTAGTACCTACAACAAGACTACTTAAAGTTGCAGCGCCTGTAGTTTCAAGTGTAGCGGAATTAACTTTACCACCAAAGTAAGCGTTATCAAATTTTCGTGTGGAACTACCAACATCTATACTTGTAAAACTATTTTTAGGAATGAGTGCATCGTTATCAAATTCATATCTATGGTCTGCGCCAGCTTTTGTTATAGGTGCGCCATTACCAGAAGATGTATCACTGTGATCGTGTCCCCCAGTACTTCCAAAGGCAGTTTGTAACGTGTTAAACTCATCGTTGAAATCGTCAGCATCAACAATGTTACCGTTTGCTATCTTACCTGTAGTATCTTGCTTTGTATAACCTGCCATTTTAGTTTTCCTTATTGTCTATCATTTTGTCTAAACTCAAGCACTGCAGTGTCGAGTGTAAAGGTAGGATTTGTACTGTTGTCAGTAACACGTAATGCTACGGTTTTACCAGAACCTATAACACTCTCTGAATATACATTATCTATTTGACCACCGTAAGTTGTTACGACTGTAGAACTAGGAGGAAGTAGTTTTATAATAACCGCATCCCCCACAGTAGAAGCTACAGATAATGTAACTGTTATATCATAGTTACTACCATCCGCAACACTGCTTAGGGTGTAGGCAGTTATTTCTGCACCATTTACAGTAACAATAGCCTTACTTGTAAGCGTCACATTGTAAGGATTATCTTGTATTACGTATTGAGTTTGACCTGCTGTAGCTGTAAAACTTTCTACATTAATATACCTAGCATTAGCATCACCGAATACAAAAATAGAATTACTTAATGTACTACTAATATTTATAGTATCAGGTTGAATAATAGAAGTATCAGAAGAGGGAGAAAAGTCAAATTTTAAGTTAGTGTCTATATCCATACCACCCGAAGGCTCTATGTATAGTGACATCTTGTAAAAAGTCTTACGTACTTCAGGATCTGATATGGGCATGTAAGGAGATTCGTAAATAGATTCAATAGCTTCTCCATCAAACGTAGCACCATTGTCCATCTGATATACATAACCATCTTCATTGGCAAAGTAAATAGTTTCAACGGAACCAGAGTAAACGCTATCTGCTACAAATGCTTTAATACCTTTTGTACTAGACCACTGAATGCTTTCACCGCCTTGAGATATAAACTTAGTGCCTATCAAACCTGAAGAAGCAGAATCCTGTGTCCCATCAACGTATGCAAATATTCTGTATTGAGCTTTGTTTTTTAAAAGAACTGTACAATATTGTGTAGTACTATTTAAAAAATCAGTAGCAGTTTTAGAAATTTTATCTGATACAATGTCAAGTCCAAAGTCGCCAATTCTTTCCGTAGCACTTAGCAGCCGTATACCATCTGCAGCTAGATATATAATGTCGCCACCAATTTCTTGAATAGTATCGCCATCTAAACAACCTATTCTGTCTACAATAGGCGATACTGTAAAGTCTGCTGCAGAACTACCTGTCAACTTCTTAATACTATTTTTTGTAAATATAATTAACTGGTCTCTAAATACTACTAAACCTGTTATAGGTTGGGTTATATTTATTTCACCCGCATTATTAGCAACAGAAAGATCGTCTACCGTATACGGTGCTGCAAACTTTAACAAATTGTTTACTGCGTAAAACGCTGTATTTTTAAACATGGCTACATCTGTAGCTCCAGTAACTGAAGAAGAGCTTACTGCTGTTAAGGAGTCATTACTAGTGTTATATATTTGAGGAGAATTTACACCATCTACAAATATAACTTTATCTGTTCCAGTTAAGTTAAAATCTACGTGCCGTACTTTACCGCCAACAGAGTTTAGTGCATCGCCATTAGTAAGTAACGACCAACCTGAGCCTATACTTTTATAGTACTTAGTTTCGCCTGAGTCCTCACGTGCTGCAATTATTTTCGTGCTTGATATAGCTTTTAGTGCCAGTAGTTTACCTGTACCTGTAACGGCAGAAGGATCATACTTAGCGTACCCTAGTATTTTAGAGTACCCACCATCCTTTTTAACTTCAAAGTTTTGTAGTATAGTGGCTGACCCAACAGCATTTGTACCATGCTGAAGTGGGCTAAGGTTAGATATTAAACCACCCTTAAACTCTACAGGAAATGTTTGCCATTGCGTTGCCATTAATAATGTACTCTTGTATCTCTTACATATTGTGTTCTATTTATGTGTAGACTTCTTAGTTGTTTTATACCCTGTTGAAACTTTTGTAAAGATAGCTGCGCAGCCTGAGTGTCGCCCCTAAATTGATATACATAATACATAGAACCATCTATGATAACATACCTATATTGCTCAGGAAAAGTAGGAACATCTGTTGGTAAATCTAAATCAAATCCTATACCATAGTATTCATACACTACTTCATATTGTTTATCAGGACTAGGAAATATTATTAGTTCTCTACTGGGCGCTCTTGCAACAAACCTTGGAACAGATTGTGTTGTACCACTATTGTTATATTCGTAATCAGCGTATTTGTCAAGGTATTCTTCGTAAGAAATCTCTTTTAATTTAATTGTTTGATTACCCAACTCTGCATTTCTTTTTATTCTAAAGCTATTCATGTTAATTGTTTTAGCATCATAAGGCATACTATAACGTACAGTACCAACATTTAATACTTCTTCTGTTTCTATGTGGTTCCAAGGCCACTCAAATTCTTCTGAGTTTACGTGTCGTATTGCAGCATTAACGGAGTCCTTAGCAAAGCTGTAATAGCCAGTAGCGGTACTAAAGTTTTTATTTGAGGCAGAATCATTTACTAGTTCAACCTCATTTAACCGTCTGTTAATATCATTAACAAGCCCTATAAAATTATATTCGTTAGCCATCTACTTATCCTTAATTCTTAAAAATACAGTTCTTTCATAGTAGTTTGCTGGAGAAGTATTAGTAGCGATTCTACAAGTAAATTTATACCTACTTACTTCTGTAGATCCTAGAGATAAAATTATTGTAGTTACTGTAGCCGTATTAGAAAAAGATACAGCCTGTATATTATTTACTTCTGTAGCATCTGTAAGTTTAGTTCTGTCTCCTGACATAACGCTGCCTGAAACATGCGCAGATGCAGTAGTTCCATCAACACCTCTACTTAATGATAAAGCACCTGACCCACCACTTCCCACTACGGTAACTCCTCCATAACGCAGAAGCTCCTTACCTATTCGCACTCTACTACCTACAGTTAAATCACTAAACGCACTTATATCCGCTACCTCAATACTGGTTTGAGTTTCTGTAATTGCTTGCGTAAGAGTACTTTCCGTATCCATATTAACAAACCACTCAGCACTAGAGAGACCTATTGCAGATCCAGAACTTGTAGTTCCTAAAAATCTAGACCAATCTATACTGTAGTCTAACTGTTCTTGTGGGTCTTTGTCGGGCCATTTATATGACATGATTTGTCCTTATGCTGCAATAAATACTAATCTATCTTTTCTATAGTCGGATACAATTATAGTACGATAGTCTTGTTCTATATACACTGTTCTATTATCTACGTAAGTAGTTAAGTATATAGTTCTTTCTCTGTTGTAGTTTGTTGTGTATATACTGAAGTCAACATCTTCAATATCAAATACCCAAGCTGCGTTTTGGGTAAGTACTAAGCCTACAGTAGGTAATGGATTAGTATTTGCTGAAGCCTTACTATCTATTATACTAGGTACTGTAAATGTATTTTGTATACCTGTCAAGGCATTTGTATTAGCCTCGGCATCAAAGCCTACATCCTGTGTTGTAAATACCATACCTGCAGTAGTTTGTATTATGATATTTGCGGTAGCTTTAGTTGGTAGTGTAGCGGGTGTAGTAAAAGTTGCAGGTGTTGCGTCTAATGTTCTATTAGCTTCACCCTTATATAAAACATTAGTTGCGTCAAATGATATAGTAGCTTCTACTGTAGGTAAAGAATTAGTATTAGCTTCTGCGTCAAAGCCTGCGTTAGCAGGTGTACTAAATGTCATAGCTACTGTTGGAGATACAAAGTTAGCTTCTGCATCAAAGTCTATAGTAGTAGGATTACTAAACGTAGCCTGCACTGTAGGAGAAACTTTGTTAGCATCAGCAGTAACTGTAACATCTTGAGTACTAAATAGTGCAGATACAGTGTTAGGTAAAGTAATGTTAGATTCAGCATCAAAACCTAGCGTGTTAGTAGTAAACAGCGCAGCTATTGAAGGAGGTACAAAGTTAGCTTCTGCGTCAAAAGGTAGATTAGTAGGATTACTAAATGTTACAGTAATACTTCCAGAGTCGGCAAAGGCAGCACTACTTCCTAATGCAGATACAGGAGCTTCTGATAATGTAGTAAAGCCTAGCATTGTAAGTCCTTATACTGGTTTAGTGGGCCAATCTTCATCGTTTAAGTTAGGCCAGTTAGCGTGTGTTGACAAATTTCTTAAGGCCTGACGATACTCAGTTTGTTCTGTAGTCATTGTTAAGTCAGAGGATGCCCACCAATCAGTTTCTAGTAAAAAAGAATCCCGCAAAGACCTTGATACCATTTCCTGTTCTTCATTTGGTACGAGACCAAAAGGAGTGTTTTGATTAGCGGCAGCTACAACCCCTAACGATTGCTCAGAGCCATCACTCCATATTTCTACGTGATCAAAATCTCCGTCATCTCTGTCTCTTAAAATTGTGTAACTTCCCACTGTGTTTCTCCTTGTGTTTAAGTATCCGCCATTGACCAAGAGTTAGCACGATGCCAACGTATACTTCCTGCTTGTGGTGAAAATAAAAGGTTGCTAATAGGTCCAACGGAATCTCTAACGCGAAGGTTAAAAGAAACATTGTTAATCGCCCCACTTGAACTTTCGTGACTTACATTTCCGTACACAGTAGGGTGTGCGAATGGTATCTGAGTCTGTTTAGTATTTACAATATACATCTTTGCTCTAAAATGTTCACCCGTGTACGAAGTATTACCAGATGCGCCCAAACCAGTATAATTGAGGTAGGTAGACGAAGAGTTAGTTTGGTTGAAGCTATTAGTAGTATTATTAGTCCATGTCCTGTTCGACACATATAAAATAGTATTGCTAGAGTTACGTACACTAAGAAGTCCATATAGATTAGTAGTGCCTTCAGTTGTAAAGGCCCACTCTGCCGTTACAAGGGTAATAGTTACATTTGGATCTATATCAACAGCAAAAGAAGTTACGGGACTCTGCGCTGTGACTTCATCGTATTCTCCTATACCTCCCGCTGCATAAAACTGTGCCATATTAAGTATCCGCCATTGACCAAGAATTGACACGAAACCATCTAAATGATTGCGCCTGTGGTAAAAATAATAGACTAGCTATTTTGTTGGTTGTTTTACATTTTATACTATACATACAATCATTAGTATATCCACCATTAGATTCCCACGAGGTTCTTCCATAAACTGTACCGTGTTGAAAAGGAATACTTGCGTTACTATCATTATATATCCACATCATAGTTCTCATATGTTCACCCGTGTACGAAGTATTAGATGCTGCCCCCAAATTCCAGTAGTTCACCTGCGCTTGGTTAGTGTTAGTACTGGAAAAGGAACCAGTAGTTCCATTAGCCCATGTTCTGTATGAAATATTTTGAAGACTACCTCCACCGTCCCTAAGAGCTACACGGGTGTTAAAGTTATTAGTTTCACTGGTAGCAGCCCACTCTCCTGTTACAAGGGTAATAGATACATTTGGATCTATATTAATACCAAAAGAACTTGCGCTACTAGAGCCTGTAGTTTCATCATACTCAGATATACCTGCCGCTCCATAAAACTGTGCCATATTATTCTCCCAATTTATTTTTTAGGGCGTCTATCTGAATCTGTTGTTCTTTAACGGCCTCAATTAAAACACCTACCAGCTCATTGTAGTTTACCCTTTTGTCTCCGTCATTATTTTCAGATACAGCAGATGGTAGAACTTTTTCTACCTCTTGGGCCATGACTCCAGTAGATGCTTTTCCATCTTTCTTCCAATTAAATGTATAGCCATTTAAGTTACTCAACATTTCAAGAGGACTTACAATCTTTTTAATATTTGTTTTTAAGTTTATATCAGACGTAGCTTCAAAATAAGGAGCAGCAATAGGTTCAAGCGAAGTTATATCTGAGGGATTTATAGTAAGGCTATCTACACCACCTGTCCTGAATACAATTTCGTTAGTGTTAAACTGCATATAGGTATCTGTGTCACCTGAGTGAATAAGTTTACTTGGTATAGTAAGATCACCCGTCAAAGTGCCACCGCTTAGGGGTAGACCAGGAGCAGTATTCGTTGCACCAGCAGCAATACCGTCTAGCTTTGTACCGTCTGCTGCAACGTCACGTCCATCAACTGTTCCTGTTACAGCAAGATTACCGATCAGGTCTGCACCACTGCTAGTAGTCTCAAAGACGTTAGAACCATTATAGTACATTCTGGTTAAACCATTACGTCTGCCGTAAAACAGCCACTCATTGTCCACGTCATTGTAGATACCACAGGCATCGCTGTTGTCGTGCATAAACACCATACGGCCACCAATGCTATAGCCTTCCCAGCCACCATGATTACCACCATCAATCTGGATAGAGCCGTAGTTACCAGAGACAGGCTGGAAGTATCCATTGCCACTGTCACCTAGACGGACGCCTGTGGTATTTACATATAGCGGAATAGAGCCACCTACAGCTATATTTATTTGGTCAGTATCAAAGTTTATACCTGTGTTGGTGTCACCAGTGTGGATTATACTAGTAGCTACATTTAAATTGGTAACAGACGGGGATGCTGTCAAACTTGCGCTTATAGAAGCATTGGCGCTCCCATCCCAGCTTACTGACCCTGTTACGTCACCAGAGAGTGTTAGGGTACGTGCTGTTGTCCACGCATTTGCATTAGGGTGATAGCCATCGTTGAAAACACGCTGTAGGCCAGAACCCTCATCTACATAAAGCGCTCCGTTGGTAACTTTTTTAATATCCCAGTTGCCCCAATTTGCATCTAAGAAGCCATAGTTAGCACCGTCAGCGTATAGATTGAAACCAAAAGTACCGTCACTTTCGTGCATGGCAAAACCTACAGAGGTACCGCCGCTATTTATTCTAAAGTTACGATTACTGTCTTCCCAGCCTGTTGTGCCTGCATTGTTATATGAGGTGAAGTATTTATTACCCTGTACACCATCCAACAAATCAGCATCTAGTCCTGATCCAGAACCATCATTGCCTGCGGTCCAGACGGTATCCCCATTAACTAACAATTGTTTATTAAAGTAGAAACTACCACGGTCAGTATAAATATGGGCATAACTTGAGTTAGCAGGGCCAAAATCAATATAGCCGCCTGCTGTGGTGTGACGTAATCCACCCCAACTGTTTACTGAACCACCATCAATGTTACCCCATACGTGATTGTGGCTGTCATCTGTCACCGCCACAGTCAGCGAAGCATTAGCAGAACCATCCCAAGAGACAGAACCTGTTGCGTCACCTGCTAGTGTTAGAGTACGTGCTGTTTCCCAAGCACTTGCTGTCTGAGCATTACCTTTGACTTCTCCAGACAGCCACAGGTCTTGCCAACGACCATCAGTAGTTCCTAAATCGACGCTTCCGTTTGTGCTTGCGGAGTTATCTCGTGGCAAAACAGAAGCGGCTGAAAACATTAACCCTGTATGGTTAGCTTCTCCATCTATTGTTAAGCCGCCAGACTCTATCCCAATACTTCCTACTTGTGAGCCGTCTTTATTAAGCTGAATAATTTCACCATTGTTAGACAGTCTATTGAAGTTAGCAACATTGCCACCGCTTCGGACTGCGCTTATAAGACCATCATTACGGAGGACAAGTCCAGTGTTGCTGGAATACTCCAGAGTAGTTTTACCCACTAACACGTTACCGCTGGCATCCAGTGTCATGGCTAAATCAACGGCACTACCCTCTGGCTTAGTATAAAACTTTAGCGTCCCACCACTGTCATCACCAGCATTACTGTCACTTGTTACACTGTGAGCGGAGATTCCTGCAATCATCTTCCCTGTTGCGGTTGATGTACCACTATTGTTGCGATTAACAAAGCCATACGTCCCTATCCCAGTGCTACCAGTGGTGTCTTTTGATAGCATTACGTTGGGACTGTCTGATCCACTACTGCCGTCCCAAACTTCAAGCATTGTACTTGTTGTAGGAGTCCATTCAGTAGATAAATCCAATTCAGATGTTTGCCCACCTAGTGCAGCACTTCCACCGCTAAAGATACGCATGGCTTCCGCACCAGCGGTTCTTACAAGTAAACTGTCATTGTTATGGTCGTAAGAAAAACCACCCCTATATGCAGCAGACCCAACCGTCCCATCAGAGAAATATAAGTTAGTTCTTTGGTTTGACCCTGTACTTGCGATTGTGATGCCAGTGTGACCCGAAGATGCAACAACTAGATTGTCTGCTTCTCCGTCATAGCCAGTAGGCGAAGACGTGCCGATTCCGACATTACCGCTGGAATCTATCCTTAAACGCTCTGTGTCAGTACCATGTATAGGGTTTATACCGCCTGATTTGTAGGTAATTACAAAAGAATTTCCAGTATCATCTGAGCCAATACGATAACCATAATTCTCTACACTGTCAGCAAAGGTAATACCCGCATCTCCAGCACTACTAACCGTATTCTTAAGAAGAATGTGCGGAGAGTTACTAGCGCCAGACTCAATAGTTAGATCACCCGTCATGGTGTCGCCAGAGGTATTCACATAACGACCATCTGTATAGCTAGTATCAATAGCAATATCATTAGCATTAACCGTAATGCCTGTGCCACCACCTACAGTAAAAGTACGGTTAGCAGTTAAGTCACCACCACCAGTTAAACCATCTCCCGCAATAAGTTGTCTTGAAGTATTAGTTTTAGCGTCTAGTGCAGTCTGTAATCCGTCTACGTTAGAAATAACATGAGCATGTGAATCGTCTTGTACAGCAGTAGTAATGTTAATATTAGCAGAGCCATCAAAGGTTGCACTACCAGTTACATCGCCAGAAAGTTGTACGGTACGTGCTGTAGCTAGTGCTGTGGCTGTAGCTGCGTTACCTGTAGTGCTTTGATTACCTGCAGCATTAACACCAGGAAGATTAATGTTAGCTGTACCATCAAAAGATACGCCACCAATGTTACGTGCACTTTCAAGAGCGGAAGCTGTAGCTGCGTTACCTGAAACATTACCTGTAATATTACCTGTTACGTTACCTTCTAAGTTTGCAACAATAGTACCTGTGGCATAACTTGAATGTCCTGTGTTAATAGTACCTGCAGGTACAGGGTCATATTCATCAACTAAGCGCCACTTAGATTCACTTGCGTCATAGAACAAACCCATATGAGTGTATCCTACGCCGCTTGTACCTGTATTCCTATTAGAAAAGAAACCTGTATCTACGTTAATAGGTGCGGCTGTACCTGTCCAAACATCGTTAAGCGTGTGGCCTGTAGTAGCACCAAACTTTACAGATATATTATCTGCGCTGTGGATCATCTGCTCACTACCAGTAATAGCATTACCTGTAGTAATAGTCGTAGTAAAGTTATCAGTACTTACTGCAAAAGTATCAGGCGTTCCTACACTATCAATTTTTACATAGTAATTAGTAGACGCTGTTCCTGTAAAGTGGCCTGCAAAGAAGGCATCATCTAGTCCAGAACCTGTAAAGGTTGTGTTGGCATCACCAATAGCATCACCTTCATTGGCACGATAGAAAGGCGCACCAGCAGTAACATCAGATGTAGAGGTTGTATTTGTAGAGCCTGTGACGTTCAAATCACCATCAATGGTTAGGCTACCACCAATATGTTGATCCATTTGAACACGGAAAGATTTAATAGAGTGATTTTGTTGAGCAAGAAAGGCTACACCATTTGTGGCATCTGACCTAACAACAAAACCAAGACACATAGGAAAGTTAGGATAAACAGGAGCAGCAGTTTGGGTAGCCCCATCTGTAATACCAGTAAAGAATTGACCTACACTTAAATGGCTAGTATCAATACCCTCTAACCTGCCTGCAGTAATTATGTACCCATAAGAGTTGTTTGTTATATCAGCGGCAATCATGCCTTCTGATTTATACTTTGTACTACTTGTAGCATTAGCAGCAGCCACAGTAGGTACATATGTCCCATTAGAAGTTTTAGTACCTGCAAAATATACAGGTGTACCTTTTGACAGGGTAGCACCTGTCTCATTGTACACTCTAGCATGTTCTTCAATACCTAACTCGTGTACAACTCCCGCATCGTCAGAGTAGTAGTTAAGCGTTTTATGTACGTTATCATACCATAAGCGACCTTCACCATGCGCAGGATGGGATGCTTGTGCAGCAAGATCTATCCAATCATCTACGTCAAGTTGACCACCAACAGTAACATTTCCAGTAGCATCTACCGTAGTAAAATTAGAAGCGGCAGCTTGGGCAGCACCAATAATAGCACCATCAATAGCACCGCCATTAATATCAATATTACCATTGGCATCCGTATATACAGCTTTGTCTGAAGGGTATGTCATAAAGACATCTTTTTTACCTGCACCAAAGTTTACAGCATTAGTTCCGTTAGACCCAGACAGCACTGTAGTACGAGTAATAGTATTACCCGTATTCCATGTACCTAAACCTACTTCCCATTCGTCTGTACCCGAGACAGTAGTTATAATAGCATAGTAAGTAGTATCGCCATTTGTCATATAGGACTGAAATGAATCAAATGTTGCAGAAGAACCCTCTAAAGATACTGCTCCAGTACCTGTAGTAAGAGTATTTTCCTTAACCCTGTCTTTTAATATAAATGCCATACTATAATTCTACCTTAATTAAACTAGTCGAATAAGTGCTGTTGCGCCCTCTGAACCTACTGCTGGGAAGTCTACTGTAAAGTTACCCGCTGTAGATGTAACCGTTTGACCAAAGCTAAACACTGCAATAGCGTTATGGTTAGCTAAAGAATGGTTATATATAAGAGCACCTTCTGCTGAAGTTGTAATATCTGCCCAAACTTTATCTGAAAAAGTTACGTATGCACGGTCATCTGCTGTAGAAAGTGCAATAGAAACTCCTGCTAAAGTATTATTAGTGACACTATAAGCAGCACCTGTAACACTAGCTTCATCGTTTGTGCCAGTTGTTAGACCCGCACCTGCAGGAAGTGTTCCGCCTGAATACGTACTATCTGCATTATCATATGTTTTTGTTTCTGCACCGTAAGATTCAGTTGAGCCTGCTTTAATTAATGCAATCTTTATTGTGTGATTGTCCAAGTCGTGCAAACCTTCAAGAAGTTCTTTCTTAAAAGTATTACACATTGCCGTTGTTACACCCATTGTTTTTCTCCATGTAAGGGTAAGGGGCCAGCATTAAGCCAGCCCCGAACTTAATTTATGCTAATGCATCACGTGCTACTTCGGCAGCACCTTCTCCATCAACGTTCATCAACAAAGCCCAAACACGCAGTTTACCTGCAGTTGCTGTGCCTGTCAGTGTGTCTACGGTGATGTCCAATGTGTCAGCCGCTCCCATGTATGAAATGCCAGCAATTGAAGGTGCAACAGCACCTACAGTTTTACTAGCCATTTCATACGCAGCAACAAAAGCATCATCATCGGCAGCACCAATGTCGAAAACCAGTGAAGACGCACCAGTTAGTGCTTCAGTAACTTCAACACCAGCAGCCAGTACGACTGTTTGTGCAGGAAGAGACATAACACTATTAGCGCCTGCACTCAGTGCAGTTGCGGCAACTTCGACAGAAACATTACGAATACCTTCTAAAGCCATTTGTTATTCCTCCCTTATGCCAAGTGGTACTTAGCGTTCACAAGAGCTTCAGGACGAAGGATCTTGCGACCATATAGATGCATACCGCGAACAATGTCAGCGAATGAATCTGGATCACGATAAGTTTCAGTTTTGTTGATCTGCTCTGCAGTTGCAACGGCTGAATCGTGACCAGCAACAATCATACCATAGTGAGTAGATGAGTTTGCTCCTGTGTGAGAAGGCCCATTCTCAGCGGCAGGTAGATTGTTGGATTGATAAACACGGAAACCATGAATGTTTGTACCAACTTGACCGTTCTGCAATCCAGAACCACCAAAATCAGCGTTAAACAAACGTGAGTCTTCATCTTTAAGCAACTCCATAAACACAGGATCTACTACCAACCAACGACCTTGAGTATCCACATTTTGTTGATCCAACAAACGTGACATACGTGCAATGACAGTCAATGGGAAAGTATCACCAGCGGCAGGAGTAGTATCGGTTGCTCCACCAGCACGAGGCTGAAGGGCAAGCGCATCACCTGCAGAACCACCAAAGGATGCTGCATCAATTTTCATATTGGCAAGCAATTCGTCAGTAGTTGTGCCAACAGCGTTTGTACCATTAACCACATTGTTTACCGTATCAGGTGTACCGTGAATAGCTGACTGTTTGAAACCTGTCAAGTAGCCAAGTACATCTTGGTCAAACTGATCTGACAAACGATAAGCTGCACGATCACTTGCAAGGCTTTGGAAGTTTACGTGACTATGGGCTTCCTCAATATCATCGACTTTGAAAGCAAAGTAGTTAGCTTTGTCAATGGTTAATGAGAAATCTTCATCGTCAAGATCTTGTGGTGTGATAGTTGTACCACGCTCATATGCTTTAACGGTGATCTCAGGTTCTTTAATAATTTTAACTGAGTCGCCCATTGCAGCGATTTCTCCGAAATAATCAGAGTTAGTGATTGCTTCACAAATAGATGCCTTGCGGAATGCAAGCTGCACCTGTTTGCTATAAATTACTGGTGAGAAGTTACCATTGGGTAAGTTGCCATAACCAGCAGCGGATGTAAATGCCATTTCTATTTCTCCTTAGCATTGTATCACAGATGCAAACTGGCAATATCTTATTAGGGGCTAAAGCTTTATTGGGTGCACTATTATAAACATCGGCCAATGTTTAAGCTAATGGGCCATAAGACATTAGGTTGTCCGTAAGGTTTTATTGCTGTTTGCTGTAGTATAGTTAATCCTGTGTGGGTAACTGTAGTTAATACCTAGCAGGGCCACAGAGGGATTGTACATATAGTTATATCATATATATTCTATATGTCAATAGTCTAACGCGCAGAACCCGATACATCGTATACAAATTTTCCAGTTCGTATAGCGTCCATAATGTCGTCAGCTTTACTTTCGTATTCACTTGGTGACATTCGTTGCACTTGAGATTCTTTATATGCTATATTAGAATCTGCACTGTCGGGAGCGCTGCGTGTATTTTTTGTAGACACAGACTTGGCTGCATCTTTATTAGAAGATTTTTTAGTCTTAGTAATACCACGATCTACTTTGTATAGGTCTATGGCACGTGCAGCGGAACGGGCATCTTCTGAATTTTCGTACAAAGCATCTTGAACCCACTTAGGCTGTTCGTCTGCCCATTCGTGAAAGTCATCGCTGTCTCGAATTTCTGTAAAGTCAGGATGAATACGAAGTAATTCTACTTCTGCTTTTTCTTTAGTTGCCTCAAACCGCATTTCATCAATCATCTTTACACGATCTTCTAATTCTGCAGAATGTTCCTTAGCTTTTTTAATAGCAATAGTCTCTACGATAGCAGCTACATCTGGGTATTCAGAAATCCATTTCTCTAAATCTTCATCGGATGTAGGTAACTTAATGTTATTCTTAGTTGACTGATTAAGCTGGCCCTCTAAAACACTAATACGTTCTTCGTAGCTACGTTCTTTTTCTTGTGTGTGTCGTCGTAAATCACCATATCGTTTTTTAAAACTTTTTTCTTCTGCGTTAGCTGGCTCTTGTTCTACCACTTCTTCAGAAGGTTCTTGTCTAGCTTCAATTAACTGATCTAGTTCCTCTTGTTCACGTTGTCGTTTTTCTTCGTTAGTATATTTTTTATTGGCAAATGCTACCTTTTTAGGAGTTTGCATTTCTTCTGCCATAACTGTATCGTTCATTTTAGTACTTCCTTCTGGGGCCACCGTAGCCTAGTGTTGGTAGGGGGATGAGTAGCCAGACAAATATAACAGATTACTTACGTACTGCTAAACCACGTTTCTTTTTAGGCATACCACCTTTTGATAATCCAGATATACCAAAGGCACTATCTAACGCTGCACCACCTTGTTTTTCTGTAGGTGATAAATTAAATGTTTTAAGAGAAGCTTCTTTCGTAGCTTTTTTTGCTGCTTTAGCTACAGCTTGAGGACTAAACACATTAGAAGGGCCATCGTCATTTCCACTATTTTGATTTCTAGATATTACTCTTGGGGCTGTAACTACAGGTTCTGCTGGAGTAGGTGGGGAAGAATCTTGACTATCTTGCCCTGTCAACTTTAGTATTTGTTTCCGTCTTTCTTCAGCCCTGTTAGTATTATAATTATCTGAAGCTATATCTACGGTTGGTTCAACGGTAGGTGTAACACGAGGATCTTTACTTGTACCTGCAATAGGGGCATCTCCTAGTGTGTTGATACCTACTAGTTCTTTAATCCTGTCTGATAAGTTACTTTGCTGCCTAGCTAAATTTCTAGCGATTAACTCATTTGCATTATTTTGTGCAATGCTAGTCCTAGATGCTAACGTATCGGGATTTACAAGAGATGGGGGTCTATTGGCATCTGTCTTTGCTGCACCATCTAGGGATAATGTTACAGGACTAGTATCTGGCATCTGTCTTCGCCGCAAAGCTTCATCTTGAACGAAGTTAGGAAAGCCTGTTTTAGGTGAAAAAGAAAGTAAAGGATTTTCATAGGAGTATATAGGAAGACCATTAGCTCTATATTCAGCGTTCTTCTCAGCAACTCCTACTGCCATGTCACCAGCAGCATCTCTTCCCTCAGATGTAATTGGTGGATAGTCTTGTACTTTAGCCATAGCAGTTTCAGCGTCATTCGGTTGTGTTTCTACATTAAACATCTCTAATACAAGATCGCTGGGATCTACAGGAATTGTTCTTGTTAGTCTATTCATGGAAGAAGGAATTTCGTCATAAGAAGAACCTATAACCATATTCTCTATAGTAGAAAAAGCAGCTTCAGCAAGTCCTGGATCTAAATTGGCAGCTACAAGTTGACGCTTTTGTTCTGGCGTTAATGGTTCCACTCCACCGCTTGTTACTGCGTCTACAACTTCCTGATCTCCTTCCCCTAAAGATGTTGGCCCAGATGTAGAACTAGTAGGAGCGGAAGTAGTAGGAGTACCTTCCGCAGCAACAGCAACCTTTTTAACTTTGTCTTTTTGATCAGACGTAAGACCTAAAGAATTACCTATACTATCTACAACATTAGAAAGCACGTCACCTATTTTACCTAATATACTTTGATTATCCGCTTTACCTTCTAGTTTATCTTTCATAGCCCTTAGTGCAGCTACTTGTCCAGGAACAGTAGTTTTCTTAGCCTCTTCAATTCGAGCGTCTATAGTAGCTAGTATTTTATTCTTATTAGCTTTTTGTGCTAGGTGAGCAAAAATACCAACTACAGGACCGCCAATAACCGCGACAACACCTGACATAATAGAACCAGTTAAGCCTGTAATTTTTTCTGCTTCACTAATATAAGTTTCTAAAGGTGCACTATTCCAACCACCTGCTTCTACAAATTTATTTACAGGTGTTGGAGTGGAATCATTATCATTACTAACAGCTCTTTGTGGCGCTGTAAATGCAGTAGGTTGTGTAGCAGGTGTAGTAGGAGTGACAGGCGTAGAATCAAATAGTACAAATCCTTCAGGTACAGCATCTATGGGTACGCCTTGTTGTGTACGCACTTCTATTTTTTCACCTGTTTCTGGGTTGTGGTATGTTACAGTTTCAACAGGAATAGTTGGATGTGTAGGCCAAACTATACCACCTGTATTATATTCATCAACCATTCCCCCATGAGCTTTTTCTTCTGGCTCTTCTACAATAATTAAATCCGCCATACCAAATGGTAAGTCATCAGGCATAGTAGCTTCGTCAGAGTTACCCATCTGACCCATAGCTTCCATTTCTTTTAGACCCATCTTAGCATCTTGACGTATACGCATTAGTTTATCTAGGCCAATGTAACGCACAACATCTGCAGGAAAAATAAACTCACCCTCACTGATCATTGCAGGTATATCATCTCGAACTTCTTTACGAGTACTTCCTGATGGGACATCGTTACCAGATTCTTCATCTATCATACCGCCCTCATCTCTAAGACCGCCATCTTCAAAAAGTTCCATTTGATATTTCATAGTAGCTCCACCTTTACTAAACTCAAGAGAATTACTACGGCTTTGCGCAGCCTCAATAGCTTCTTCTAATTCATTATGCACACTAGTAGGTTTTATTAAACCCTCGTCTAACATTGCTAGTAACTCACTTTCGGAGTATTGCTTACCACCATGTATAGTGGGAACATTAATCCACTTACCTCTGTATTCAATAGTTGTAGATTTTTCAGATACCATTTCACCTTCAGGAGTTTCGTAAACATCTTTACCTGCTTGTGTTTGTTTACCTGTTCTTTTACCTACATCAGCCATTTTTTAATACTTCATCCCTAAGTAACTGTAGTCTACGTAACTGATAGATTGCACCCTGTGCTCTATGTATTGCCACGACATTATCTGACTGTTCTATTGCACGATGCTGTTGAGCAATAATAAAATTTAAGTACTCTTTAAAATCATTCCATTGCTGGGGGTTGTTGACCAGCGGCTTGAGCTTGCTCAGGTGCTCCTTGTCCTTGTTCATTTCCACTAAATCCCTGTTCTTGTGGTGTCGGTACTTGACCTGTTCCTATGTTTCCTCCACCAGCGCCTGTTGGGTCCATAGGATTTGCGCCTTGTGCAGGTGCTCCTTCGGGCGCAGGTGCTGCAAAACCTTTCATAAGTTCCGCCTGTAGTGCAGCTTCATCTGTATTATTAGTAACCTTATCTGGATCAAGTTCCATAGACTTAGCAATTTCACGAATAATATATTGGAACTTTGCAAATGGTGCTAGAGAAGGCTGGGAAGCTACTTGCAAAAACTGCATCAATCTTTGGCTACGTACTTCATTAGCCATAAGGCTTTCTGTACCACGTGCCTTAACTTCAAGATCACCTTTAATTGCAGGATCATAATCAAACTGCATATTAAAACTAAACAAACCTTCACCTAATGGACGAAGTAAGTAATCATCAATGTTTTTAATTACAGTTTTAATGCCGCCTTGCGCAGCACCCATAAGCATACTAATCCCTGATGCTGTCCGACCTACTCCACTGACTCCAGTTTGACCATGCGCAAACGATGGAAAGCCAGTTGACTCATCTGCTAAGACTCTAGCTTTGTCAAATAGCTGTAAGTTTTCTCCTGCAACATTAGGGAACTTAGTTCCAAAGATTGCTTGTCCAGGAGCACCCCCTTGACGCCTAAAGACTTTTCCAGGATATACTGATAAGTCTTGTCCAGGAACTAGATTAGTTTCATCTACCTCAATTAAAAGATTACCAGATAATACAGCATTGTCAACAGCCATTCGCATAAAGCCGTTCATTAATGTTTGCGTATCATCCATATTTTCAGCTAAACCTACACCAAAGAAGCTATAAGGATTTAATTCGTAGGGTGCAGCATGATAAGGAATGCGAGATGGTTTGAATGGATTTAGTACCATGCGAAGTAAGTTACCGTTACATACCCAAACGTTTGCTTGTAGCTCGTCAAAGCCTCTTAACTCTTCGGGTATATCAACGTTTT